AACAAAAAAGAAAAAACAAACTACGAGAAAGTTCGAGAAGAAGTAGAGAATCTTTGTAAAAAACACAATATAGATATAGGTGAAGATATGTTAGATGTTTTTAACGGAATGGAACTTTGGGTTTTACTTCAAGAGCTCAAAAAAAAGTAATTTCTAAAATCATATAACAATCCCATCCAATTTAAAAATCAATTAGCACCAAACCTGGAGATCACACTGTGTCCAAGAAAAACAACAAACAAAAAAAAGGTAAACCTGTTACAGAATATACTGATGGTGGTAAATTTTGGTATGTTAATGGTAGTAAATATTGGTACATCAATAATAAACTGCATAGAGAAGATGGACCTGCTATAGAATGGGCTGATGGTGGTAAATCATGGTGGATTAACAATAAAAGACACAGAGAAGATGGACCTGCTGTAGAATATGCTGATGGTCGCAAGTTTTGGTACCTCAATGGTAAAAAATTAACTGAAGAAGAATTTAACAAACAAAAACCATTAATTCAGGTCGAATTAATTGATAGATTCGAAGCTATTTTGGATGAATAAAAAAACAAAAAAATATATAGCACCAAATCCTAATTATGGTTAGGTTATCAACATAGGAAGTTAACACAATGAGTGGACGGTTAGAAAAGAGATATTTAAAACCTAAAGTAAAAAGAACTACACTTTTAGAAGATGAAGTAAAAGAGCTAAAGGCGGAAGATTCTCTTACTAATAAAGAAATTAGTACTGCGCTGAGGAAATTAAACAACAAGCAAGCTAGATCCTCTCTAGCACGTATTCTAGTAGCTAGAGCAGATCATCCTATTGACAAAACTTCCCTATTTTTAGGGTTATCACCTGAAGAATATATTGAATTCTCACAATTACTTGAGGAAGAAAAGGAATAAAGAATGGCAGCACAATACAATGGCCGGGGCGAGGTCGGAATAAAACTAAATCCCAGTAACAAGGCAGATCAAATGATTAACGAGGCTCTGATTGAGCTTGCAGAGCAGGGACATGGCCCTAGTTCTGTAATCAGAACAGCACTGTATCACCTTTTTGGAATGAGTGAGCAAGCTTGCCAAGACGACGATACACCAGATCTTTCTTAATCTATCGGGCGGATACCCCCCATATCTCTACTACTCTTTTCTTACTAATAAAAATCTAAACTTTTTTACTAAAACAGTTGACACACTAAAACCAATTTGATATAATCATCATAATATTTCTGGAGGGCAAAAAAATATGAATAATGAAGAGAACAATCCAACATTTACAAATAGTCAAAGTAAAGTACTAATAGAAGATACAGATGACGATGGTAGCTTCCCCATGCAAGTCGAGCTAGATATTAAAGAAGTATTACAACAAAAAGCGATCATAGAATTAACGACTATATCAGATGTGAGAAAATTGATTACGAATCTGACTAGACTAGAGAGATTATTCCAAGAGCATATACAGAAATATCATAGCGAAAAGTAACCTGTGTCTGGCTATGCCTATTGGGTGTAGCCAGATATAAGCTTAGGAGGACGGTTAAAAATGCTACAGGAAGATATAGGTGATCAGTTTGTATTTTGTAAAGTCTGTGAGAGATCTCAGTTATACAAGGAATTCCCCGACATTTTTATTGAATTTTGGCGGAATATCGCCACACAAAGTAAGACAGAAAAAGATATTGATTTCCTTGTTAAGTATATAGATAACTCTCATCACTTCTTACTAAACCACTAACAAACTTTACTTACACAAAGTAACACTTTTTGTTACTTATTGAGTCTAAAAATACACGAACTTTTCATAAAAAAAACACGATTACCTGAATGATAACACTAACTTATAGCACTTTTTGCCCTCCAAAAATCACACATATATCCATTAGTGAGAGGGTAATTTTTTTTATAAGACAAGTCTTGGCTGACCAACTAACATGACTAAAGAAGAAAACAAATACTGGACTACTGATGAATTCATAAATCTTTTTGACGAGTGGAATGAGATTTTAGACAGGTATCCTGACACTAATATAGAAATCTTTCCAACTGAAACAGGTCCTATATGTAGTCCTCAGCTAAAAAAATATTCAACAGTTATTAATCCAGAAACCTATGAAGATAATTTTGAATATTACAAAGTAGCATCCCAGCTTCTTTATTATGAAAAATGGCAAAAAATCCCCATAAAAAACAAAAAATATTCAATAAAAAATATGAAAAAAATATGGGCTCTACACACTAAAGGATACACTTTTTATCAAATCGCGGAACTCCTCCCTGACTACTCATTATGGAATATTCGCATAGTAATACATTACATAAAGAACAATACGCTAAAGCAATACTTACTAGAACTACACACTACAACACTAGAGGAAAACATATAATTCAGGAATTTTTTTATTAGTAGAAACAAACATGGACTCACAAGAATTCAAACAACTTATAGAAGGTTTACACTACAAAACAGACCTAGAGAAGCCAACTCCAAAATATAGATCTGGTTTGGCTTTCGTAGCATATAACCTATGGAAAGCTATGCTATCGGGTGGACCCACTTCTAGAATTCTTGCAATTAAAGAGATCCTGGCAAAGTCGTTTAATAAAGAACCAGATATGTCAGATATGTGTAATGGCCAACAAGTAAAGTCAGTAAAAGAGTTATTTGATACTTGTGATATGAAACAACTAACAGAAGAAGAAGTAGAAATGTTATCTTCAATTCTGGATAAAATCCTACCCAATGATTAAAAAAAACCAAATAGCCCTTGCAGCTAAACACTGGAAATCACAGATAGGCTCTTATCGTTCTTTTCCTACTTTTGTAAAGCATGCTTGGAGACTTATTGATACATCTGGTCTACAGTGGAATTGGTTCACACAAGCACTCACTGAAGAGTTACAGAATTGGGCAGAGAGAAAATACAGAAATCTGATTATTGCTGTGCCTCCTGGATCTGCAAAAAGCTTATGCGCAAGCGTACTGCTACCAGCCTGGATATGGGTTAAAGATCCTTCAGTACAGTTTCTATGCTGTAGTCATAATCATACTCTTTCAACAAGAGATAACCAAAAAATGAGGGAATTAATTAAATCTGATTGGTACCAAGACTTAATTAATCGTGAGTGGTCCCTAAAAATAGATCAAGATCAGAAAACAAGGTTTGCAAACACAAAGCTTGGACAGAGACAATCCCTAGGTAGTAAAAGTGGTATTGCAGGTTTCCGTGCCGATGACATAATTCTGGATGATCCTTTAGATTGCAATCCGCGGAAACCCCCCAGACAAGAAGATCTCGACAGTACTTATGCATGGGTACGATACATACTATCCCAAAGAGTAAACAATCCTAAGACCTCACGCACACTACTTATAGCTCAGAGGCTATATGAGGATGACCCAGTAGGTAGACTACTAGAAGAAGAACCTGATAACTGGAATACTTTTTATTTTGATATGGAGTATGACCCCACTATGCCACATAGGCATCCTAAAGATCCACGTACTAAGCCAGGTGAGCTATTGTTCGGTGAGAGATTTGGGATCGAAGAAGTGCAGAACAGAAAGGTAAGCTTGGGTCCCCAGCAGTACTCAGCCCAGAATCAACAGCAACCAGTGCCCCTCTCAGGTTTTATTGTTTCGGCGGATGACCTTATTGTTATCGATAAACCAGAAGAACTATACGGCCAAATAATAATTAGTTGGGACCTAGCGTTTAAAGGAACTGAAGCCAGCAGTAGTGTAGTAGGTACAGTATGGGGAATCAATACCCCTACTAATATAAATACTCGCTGTTTTGATTTATTGCATGTATACAGAGAAAGACTGGACTATGTCGGCACTAAAGCAGCAATTAAAAACTTAGCTTTCAGGTATCCTACACACAAAGCATGCGTAATAGAAGACAAGGCTAATGGCCCTGCAGTAATTTCTGAACTAAAGGCGGAGATCCCCACTATCGTTCCTTTTAACCCAGGTACCTATGGAGACAAGATACAACGACTAAGATCTATTACTCCTGTAATAGCTCAGCACAGACTGAGATTAGTCAAGGCAAACTGGAATTCTCCATATATCTATGAAATGGTTGCAGCTAGAGAAAACGCAAAACATTTAGATCAAGTGGACAGCACTACCCAGGCAATCTTGTTTGCACAGTTTGGTAAGCAAAATAAAGTACGAAAATTAGTAGGGAGTTGGTAATAAATAATGAGCATCGTAAAAAGCTTTTTTAGTGGACTATTTGGAAAGAGTGAATTCCCCGAACTTACAGAAAAATCAATAGATAGCCTAGGTGGTGCATACACAGCTAGCAATGTAGGTATGTTATCGCAGGGTGTAGAGAAAGGCAGCAAGGAACTTATTGAGACCTATAACACAAGCCCCAATCTCAGAAAGGTTGTCAGTCTAATTTCTAATTCATTGGCGGCGGTTCCCTTCTACTTAACCCCTAAATCATCATCTAGATCACTAATCACTAAATCCTATAACACTAAAAACAAAATAACTGATCATCCCTTTCTAGATTTTCTTTATCGCGGATCTCCCCTTATGCCAGGTATGCAAGGACTAAAAGCCAGTTATGCATATAAAGAAATAAAAGGTGAGTTCTTTTGGCATCTATACAGAGACGAAAAGAATATTCCTACTATGTGGGTGCCCATCTCTCCCTTACACGTAACATCTCTCCCCACTACTAAAAATCCTCACTACACTATTGTAGTAGGTGGTCGTTCAGAAAAAATCAAAGAAGAAGATATTTTTTGGAGTAAAGACGTTAACCTGTCAAACCTTTTCGGTAGGGGTTCTGGTGTCGGTCAATCTTTAGCTGACGAAATCGACAGCGACGAATACGCCGCAAAGCTGTTAAGGCTCGTTTTCGCCAACAAGGGATTTAAAGACACAATCATCAGTATCAAAAGTGAAGGTGGTGCCAACGATAACATAGCAGAGCAGCTAGAGGCTAAGTATAACCAACGTTCTCGTAGTTTTTATAATGCCGGGCGAGCCATGGTTATTGATGGCGGACAGGTTGATGTAAAGCCCCTCACTTACTCAATGGAGGAGCTACAGCTTCTAAACCTCAGGCAGTGGGAAAGAGATATAATCTATCAGACTTTCGGAATTCCACCTGAATTATTTGGATTAGTAGAAAACAGCAATAGAGCTACAATTAATTCAGCTTTAACTATTTTTGGGATGATAACCCTTACTCCTAGACTTGAAACCCTACGCTCTGAACTAGAGCTAAAACTACTTCCTTACTTTGATCCTACTGGACAGTACAACCTATGTTTTGATAGTCCTGTTCCTGTTGATAAGGATTTTCAACTAGATGTAATGAAGGCCAGTCCAGATTCTTTTTCTGATAACGACTACAGGCTGCTTGCTGGGTTCCCTCCTATACCTGGTGGTGATTTACCCAAAGAAGAAGAGGACGAGGACTAATATCTAATTAACGCGCGGAGAGCCCCCTATCATGCTATACGAAACTAAAAACATATCCGAACTACACAACACTATCTGTTATAAATCTATATCACTAAAAAATACAGATGTGGTCACAACAGAAAGTGACCAAGAAGAAGATGGAACAGTTCTTGCTACATTTCGAATTACCGACAGTTCCATAGACAGGGGAGGCGATAGAATTATTACCTCTGGTGTAAAAACAGACAAGTATGAGAAATATGGCTCCCTAATCTGGGAACACAGCAGTTCGCACCCTGATTTTATATTAGGGAAACCTATTTCAGTAAAAAGAACACAAAACCACATTGATATGACTTTTAAATTTGCATCTGAAGAAGCAAATCCCTTGGGTCATAGAGTAGGCAAGATGGTCAAAGAGGGACTAATTTCTAATGTTTCGGTAGGAATTAAAATTGAAGAATATGAAGAAACAAAAAGAAAAGGTTTCTACCCTATAGATGTTACAAAATCTGAATTGATTGAAGTCAGTTTAACTGTTAAGCCTATGAATTCAAACGCTACTATTAAAGAAATAACAACAGAAGAAAACAAAAATATAGAAGAAGTAGATAAAATCGCAGAGGCATTCGTTAGTGCTTCTAAAAATAACAAACAAATTAATGATGCCCTAGTAAACGAGTTTGCTATGGCAATTAAATCCTGCAGTGAAAACTGCAAAACTTCAAGGAGAGATTAATGTCTAAGAAAATTGACAATCCTGCAGAGCTCAGTGGTAAAGACAGAGTAGAAGTCGCTGCAGAGCCAACCTCACAAGCGATCAATGAGATGATTCGTAGTGCGGTAAAAGAAGGTATGGGCGAACTTAAAGCAGAGATGCTAGAAGAGGCTCGTGCCAAATCCACAGAGGCTGCCCAAGCCGTTCTTGATGGAAAAGAAGAGAAGGCCACAAATTGTGATGAAGCTAATGTGTATGGAAAGGACTTCGTGTCTATGTTCCGTGCAATGGCTCATGGCAATATGGGACCAGAACAAGCCGAGAAGAGTAATTCAGTGAATACTCTTGCTAAGGCTGCTATGTATCTTTATCGTGCTGGTGGAAACCCAGTGCTAGCCGGAGATCTAATGAGTAAGGACAAGGTATCCGATAAGGACCTGAATCTCATGACCCGCGCAGTCGGTGCTCATGACTTTTCGGCTGGTGGTGCCCTTTTACAGGGTGACATGTTTGATGAAGTAGTTCCTGAACTCTTGTCAGAGACCGCTCTTGTCAGTGACGGAGCTATTATGCGCGAGCCTTGTAATGGCCAGCTAACTATTCCTTACACCTCTAGTGGGCCAACAACCCGCCACGTTGAAGAGAATGCAGCTGCTAATTCAAGTGATCCTGCTTTCGACCAATTGGTTCTTACTCCTAAGCAAGCAACTATCGTTGTTCCTGCTAGTAAGACTTTCTTGAATTCCGTAAATCGTGGTTCACAGCACATTGAGCGCACTATGCGTAGAAGTCTTGCTGTTGACGTTGATGAGCAATTAATTCGTGGAACCGGCGCGAGTTCTACTCCTCAAGGCCTTCGTTATCTTGCTAACTCAAGCAACATCCTTACTGTTAACGCTACAGTTAGTGCAGCCAATACAGTTGCCGATCTTGCTCGTTGCCAAGAAGCTGTTCAGAACAGTAACGTAACATGGAGAGCAGAAGATGGCCGTTATGCTATCTCTCCTCGTACCTGGCGTTATCTATTCTCGCTAAGAGATAGTGGCTATTATGTATTCAAGGATGAGCTGGTATCTCAGGGTTCTATCCTCGGTATTAAGGTTGCTGGTCAATCTGGTCGTGGTATTTCCGCTATTCCAGAGAATCTAGCAGTAACAGGTAGTTCAGAGTCTGAAGTATATTTTTATGTTACTGATGACCTGGTTATGGCTATCGGTGAAGATCTTCGTCTAGAGATGAGTGATTCCGCAGCCTATAATAACAGCTCGGGTACAGTTGTTGCTGCTTTCTCACGCGACCAAGTCGTGTTCAAGTTAGTATTCAAGTATGACTTCGGTTCACTTTCACGTGGTCATGGAATCGCGGTCCTCAGTGATGTCGACTGGGGTGCGTAAGATATAATTACAAAACGTAGTTAAGTGCATATTGGGGGCATACAAAATATGCCCCCAATTAAAAAAAATAAACAAGTAACTAACAGATGAGAAAATCTCATCAACAAACTTTCAAGGAGAAAATATTATGGCTATCGTTCCTAACAGAGATATGGGTGAATTCCTACAGCCAGCAGGTCTTGGTTACTTCAATGCGACCGCAGCTGGTGCGGGTGATGCCACAGAGGTAAATGGCGCTACAGTTGACCGTCAAACATATGGCATGCCAGAAAGCGCAGCCCTAAAGGTTCAGTGGATTGCAAATGTTGCTGCTTCCCAGACCCTCGCTCTTACTATTACACTTCAGGATTCTGCTGATGGCAGCACCTGGACAGATGTTACAGTAACAGATTTCGCCAGTGCAATTACAGTTGCTACAGGCGCTCTTACAAATGATGAGGATTACCATTTGTCTCACATTAGACTATCTGGTCTTCGTCGTTACGTACGTGCTCAGGTAAGTCCTGACCTTTCTAACTCTGGTGTAGATACAGCAGTTGGTAACTTCTGTTTCATTCTTGGCCCAGGTAATGACACAGGCTTGCTCGATGCAGCGGATGCGACCTATAACGGATAAGTAAAAAATGATCTGTATTTGTTTAGTTATTCAAAGTTTTGATATACACGCTAGAGGCGAATATATCTCTCTAACTCCTGCCCAAACTGAAATGAAAGTAAAGCAGGGATTAGTAAAACAAATAACAAAACCTATAGATCAGACTAATCTTAAAGATGGATGGAGAGCTTACATTAAGACTAATAGAAAATACAGACTGATAAGTAAAAGAGATCAGGATTTATTAGAAAAGCAATTAACTGAGCTACGCTCGTATCGGGCAGAGCCCAGATAAAATAGTTAGATGTTAGGGCTGGATGTCTTGTCCTCCACGTCTGGCTCTAACATCAACTAACTGAGCTACGCTCGTATCGGGCAAAGCCCAGATAAAACAGGAGAAGTTATATGGCACTAGCAGATAATGCATTAACCTTAGTAGCAACAGTAGAGACTGAGTTAGGGTTGACTGCAGGGGCTCAGGATGCACTACTTGAGAGATATATTAATCAAGCATCAGATCTTTGTGAGTCTTATGCTGGTAAATCTTTCTATAGGGATACCGCCATTGTGGAAAAAGTTGTGGGTGATGAAGGCCCCTATCTTTTTTTGGCGAAACCCCCTATCAATTCTATAACATCTATCTCCTACTCATCTAGTAATCTTGGTACTTCTGAATATGAAATACATGAACCAGCTAAAAACGGTATTGTATACGCAGTATCTGGCTCCTGGTATCGTTCAGGTATTCACTTCGGTGATATCTCACATACTAGAGCTAGTGGTTATGCAAGAAAAGTATATACGGTTAACTATGACGGAGGATATTACACTCCAAAACAGGAAGATGACGGAGACGGCACCAGAAATCTTCCATACGATATAGAGTACGCCTGTCTCATGATAACTAGCTATCTATATAGGAGCAAAGGAAAAGATCCAAGTATTGCCAGTGAATCCCTACTTGGTTCTAGTGTTTCTTACAATACTAGTGTTTCTAGTTCAGTGCTTTCAATTTTGCCAGCAGCCGCAGGGATTCTTAATCAATATAAAACCGTGATAATGAGGTAACTAATGGATTGGACTGCTAGACATATAGATACCTTATTTTTTCAGGAACCGACAGGTATTGTTTCTGGAAATCTTGCTTTTGGTACTCTGACTTCTGTATCTGCACGTATTGAAGAATACCCAATAATCGTATCTTTTGGCAATGGTGAAGAAAAAGCAGGCACCCATAGGGTTAGTCTTCATACTAATCTAGCCATGAAATCACGTTGCTGGATTGCTAGTGCAGATACTTCTAGTGTAGATAAATCATATAGAATATTAAAGAAAGAAACAGCGAAAACCCTGGATGGGTCTTATAGGCTCTATATTTTAACTTTAGGCAGGTAATTATGAGTGTCACCGCTGAAGAGATTGTAATTCTTCAAATAGATAATATGAGTGCTTGGACTGAGGACACAAATCTCTTCCTTGGGCCGATACGTCCTGTTTCTGACTATGTACCACAGACATCAACATTTGTAATGATCACTGGTGGTAATGAACCTATCAACTTTTCTCCTAGTGGTTTTCTACTACAAGAAAGTATGTTTAGGGTTCAGGTAACAGTAAGAGGGGCTGCAGAACAGTATGGGGCAACCCGTGCCGCTGCAGATTTAATCTATAGAGAGCTACACGACAGACCACAGAGTGATTGGTTTATGCAACGTGCTGATCATCCTACACCTATTTATACGGGACAGGATGACAAGGGTGCCCACATATTCACTATCAACCTTACCCTTGGGCTGTTGGGCGATCCTTATACCCTAGATGTCCCTAGTTTGACCACTAGTGGCCTGCTTAACCATATCCCATACTTTGATACTTCTACAAGTATTGCAGCCTCTGCAGGGCTAATTTGGCAGGAATCTGAAGAAATATTTACTGTTTCTGGAGATGCTAATATCTCTGGTGATGTAGATATCTATGGCGACCTAACAGTAAGCGGAACAATTGCGGGCGTAGACCTACCTGGTCACGTAGCTGACACAACTATCCATTTTACTGAAGCCAGTATAGATCATGGAAGTATTAGTGGATTGGATGGGGACGACCACCCACATTATTTGACAGAAACTAGGCATGATGCTCTAGCTGCTGACAACCCACATAGTGTAACATTTACCCAAGCTGTTAGTGCTGATGGTAGCACTGACATTTTAGCATCTGAGGCGGAAACCCTCACTGACGGAAGTGAAGCATCTTCTCTCCATACTCATGGAAGTCTGTACTACACAGAAACTGAAGTAGATAGTCGCTTTAGTGCCTCAGGAGTAACTAATGGCAATAGCCATGATCACTCAGGTGGTGATGGAGCTCAGATAAATCATACTTCGTTAAGTAATGTGGGGAGTAATACCCACCCCCAAATAGATACCCATATTGCCAATATAAGCAATCCACATAGTGTTACGTTCACACAAGCCGTATCTGCTGATGGTAACACTGATATTTCTGCTGCCGAAGCAGAAACACTAACTGATGGATCTAATGCAGATGCATTACATACACATAGTGGTGTTGCTCCAGGTCCTCACACACATGCTCATAGTGAATTAACTGGTGTTGGTACTGATGATCACCTAGGTTATACAACTCTCACTGGCAATGCTACACGCAATGCGATTACTGGCACATTTTCTTTTTCAGGCGGATCTCTTGTTCTTCCTAACGGAACTTCCACACCTGCTTCAGGAGTAGAAGGTCAAGTATTTTGGGACAATGATGATGATACACTTTATGTATGGGATGGCAGTGCCTGGACAGATATTACTGCTAGTGGTGTAGGTGGTGGAACTAGTGATCACGGAAGCCTGACAGGTTTGGACGATAATGACCATGGTGCTATTTATTACACACAGGCACAAATAAACGCTATTGCTTCAGGGATCAATCACGGTGATTTACAAAATGTTGGCACAGACGATCACCACAGCGAGTCTCATGTAATCAGTAGTCATAGTGACACTACAGCCACAGGGGCTGAATTAGAAACTCTTACAGATGGGTCTGATGCTTCTTCTTTGCATATCCACGATAACAGGTATTATACAGAAACAGAGGTAGATGCAAGATTTACAGCTAGTGGTGTGAGTAATGGAAACAGTCACGACCATAGTGGTGGAGACGGTGCCCAGATAAGCCATGCAACACTAAGCAATATAACAGCGAATGACCACCATAATGAGTCTCACAATATAGCTAGCCACTCAGATACATCAGCAACTGGTGTCCAGTTAGATATTTTAGTAGGCGGGGGATCCACTACCCTCCATACTCATTCTCATACTAATCTAGGTGACATTGGAACCTATTTACATAGCGAACTAGACCAGCATGTAGTCAGCGGACAAACACACATTGCAGATACAAGTATTCACTTTGCAGAGGGAAGTATTGATCATGCTAACCTCATTAATCTAAATAGTGCTTCTTATACTCACCTAACTGCAGCCAATCATACCGATCTTACTGATGGAAATGCTACTACATTACATAAGCATTCACATACTAATTTAGACGATATTGGCAGTTATTCACATAGTGAGCTTGACCAGCATACGGTTTCTGGCCAGATACACATTGCAAGTGCGAGTAATCCACACTCAGTTACTTTTACTCAAGTTGTAGCAGCTGATGGTGGGACAGATATTAGTGCCGCAGAAGCAGAAGAATTAACTGATGGCAGTGATACAACCCTGCATATTCATGATTCTCGGTATTACACAGAAAGTGAAGTAAATACTTTACTTAGTGGAGTAAATCACGGCGATTTAGAAAACATTGGCGCGGATGACCACCACCCACAGCTCCATACAATTGCTAGCCACAGTGATACATCAGCAACTGGAGCCGAACTAAACGAACTAACTGACGGCAGCACAACTACCCTCCATACTCATACAGGGCTCGGAGGAGATCACGGTGTTTTAACAGGTCTGTCAAATGACGATCATATACAATACTATAACGAAACACGTGGTGACGCTCGTTATTATACACAATCTGGGCTAGATTCTGGTGATTTAGACGGTAGGTATTATACAGAGTCAGAAGTGAATACCCTGCTTAGTGGGGTAAACCACGCCGACCTAGAAAATATTGGCGTAAATGATCACCACAATGAGCTACATACTATAGCCAGTCACAACGATACTAGCGCTACAGGTGCAGAGCTAAATGAACTCACAGATGGCTCAACAACGTCGCTACATAGCCACGCAGGTATAGATAACGACCACGGAACTCTCTCAGGATTGTTAGATGACGATCACACAAATTATATATTAGTAGATGGAACACGAGGGTTTACGGGCGTGGTTAGCGGTATTGAACCTGTGGCAGATAATGACCTTGCCACAAAAAAATATGTAGACGATAACGGCGGTGGTGGAGTAGGCACAACAGGTAGTCCAGTAGCTGCTCAGGTTTGTTTTTTCTCAGCGGCGGATACTATCACTGGAGATGCAGAACTAACTTGGAGCGCTGCTGATGTTTTACAGTTTGGTGGCTCTACTAGTAGTTTTTCAGGCTTCAAGCGTAACAACTCTAGGATATATTGTCGCTTAGCAGATGACAGTGGGTATGGATATTTTGGTGCTGGGGAAATCCGTGTGTTTGGTAGCGTT